TTTGATCCTATGTAGCCAACCTTTGTGTCTACAATATCAGCATCAAATGCATTGTTTAACGTATTGTTGACCTTATCATCAACACGCTGTACATAAGCATTACCTTGTGCATAGTCTACTGGTTTACGTGTTAAAATCGGTACTGCAGATAGTTCTGCTTTGTAACGGTTATAATTGAGTAAACGCTTGTTCCGTTCCATCTTTGTTTCTTTCACTAACTTATCGAGCAATAGAGGCGTAACGCCTTTTTCATCGATGTATGTGATATATTCGTTCATGCTTACGCCCCCTTATTTTGAATTGGCACCTTTCACACTGGCTACTTCATAATCATCAAGCCCGTACCACATCGCAGAGAATGTGTGAGGGTCAATGTTAAATTCATCTTCAATGATTTCATCAGTTTTAGAATCCTTTTTGAAGGTCAATTCCTTCAATTCTCGAATCGTATTTACACATTTCTCAGAACAAATGATTCGCTTAAAACGTTTCATTTTCTTTGTATTCTCAACACGTGTGAGCTTCTTACAAGAATACATCCGGAAGCCTCTCTGCTTGAAGTAAGCAATTGTTTTCGGCTCAGCATTATCAGCTTTAATAATTGATTTCTTAAGCCCTAACTCTTCAAGCTCATCAGCAGTTTTATCATCTGTCATGCCTCGTTTGTAATACTCCTCGTAGATATAAAGCCACTTATTTTCGTGGTCAACTACCATTCGCAATACAGCATTATAAGAATCAACAAAACCAAAGTCCATGCCGTTCTTTCGAATTGGTTTTCTAATCAGAGCTATTTCATTCATTACCTGGTCGTGAGGCTTTGTTTCAAACTGCGGTAGCACTAATACCCCATTGACACCAAAACGTCCCTTGCGTGCAATCCTGTGAAGGTCTGGATCATATGAGGCCATCTCATCCAGCTGCTCAATATAGCTTGCTGGCAAAAACAAATTATCATCAGCTGTTGAGTGATGATAATACGTGTTGTTTACAATGATTGTTCGTTGTTTGTAAAGATCTTCATCGTCCAAGACAAAATATTCTTCCATCTCATTCTTAAAAAAGTGTTTATACGTCCAATTCCCTTTTGAAACTGGATTGGTGGAAAGAATGATAAACAGGTCTAATGTTGGGTGTCGCAAACGTCCCAGTAACTCTTTGAAGCCCGCATACTTAATCTCACTACATTCTTCAAGCCATATGAGTGATATGTTGTTGATGGATTTTAGCTTTTCTGGTTTATCCATGCCTCGGAAGATTATCTTCGAGCCGTTCGGAAACTTCACTGTCATTGGTGAGGAGCTTGTTTTCACCTTTTCAGAAAGCCCGAGGTCTTCAATAATTTCCGTAAACAAAGAAAACGTACTGTCCCTGTGCGTATCGTAAACTTCACGAACGACTAGAGCAGTACGTTTTTCTTCAAGTAATTTTAAAAGTATTTTGAGTGCTACATGATATGATTTCGAAGATCCGTATCCACCGACAAGGAGTTGAGTTTTACAACGCCAGTCGAAAAGGAAGTCTTCGAAATGTGGATTCACTTCTTTCTCAACTGCTGTCGTCATTCTCTCAACTCCTTATGCACTTCATGTATGTGTTATTCGTTTTGGGTTTACATAATTTCAGTTTTCGGAAGTTGAATATTTTAGAAACATTGTTATATCAACGTTCTTATAACTTCTCTTTTTATTGATTATGCAAGATTTTATACATCGTTGATTTATCGGGCTTTAAGCTAACTGCCCAAATTTATTTCCCAATATTTCTTGCATAAAACTCCTAACAAATGTAGAAGCCACTTTTCTCAAACTTTGCCATTTCTATCTTCTACTTTTATTTTTTGTCTTTCTAATTCAATTCTTTCGAACTCCACTTCTAGCTCCCTATACTTAATCAAATACTCTTTTTTTATTTGATAAACTTTAATGAGGCTTAAAACTACAATAATAAAAGCAAATATCAACAAATAGAATTGTATATCCGAGAAATACAAGCAACACACCTCACAATCATTTTATATACATTATACATTCAATTGGATATTATGTATAATACAGGAAATTATACATTCAAACATTTCTTGTATAAAATCACTTGCGTTTTTTGCCGACAATTTTAATTTCAATCGGTCCATTTTGTTCATCCGTACCAAGCTTATCAATTTCCACTTTCGTTTTATCAATTGATAGCTGCATCTGTTCTAATTTCAAGCGACGTTCGTCAGCTTCATCAGCTAACTTGATGAAATGATTAATGGAAGTACGCAATTCACTTATAGCTCTTGACTGAGCCGTTAGCAATTGCGCTTGTCTCTCCCAAGCAAACTGGAACTCATATTCAGTTTCTTGTACTGGGGTTTTACCACCTTGTAACTTCTCTCGTTTTAACTCTTTTATCATTTCGTCTTTTGATTCAACATGCATAATCTTCTGAGCTCGTAGGATTGCAGCATATTGTATTGTGATTTGATCCCACATTAAGTCAGCAGCAGACTTTGCATTCATAGCCTCAATGATTTCCTGTGTTTCGTCAGGAAGATACTTTGCGAAAAGCCCATGGTCTAGTTTAGGATTGTTCCGACTGGTGAATTGATTCTTCGGGTTCGGGTTGCCACTTCGCTTTCTCGTTGCATTAGATGTAGCATCTTTTTTGGATGGTTGCATCTTTTTCTTT